AACACCTTCTGGTGGCAAATGGAAGTTATACGGTATCTTTTGTGCCTCTGGCTCCAGTTCACCCTTAGCCAGCTTTTTCGGGTTGAATCCCTTGATCTCAATTGGCGCCCACCCCTCTTGCTCAGGATAATTCAAATGGGTGTCTTGAATTATCTGAGTCGCCTCTTGTCTCATTGCCGGTTTTCTGCCGGCAGCATTGGTGACTGCACTGCGCTCGCCACGGGTCAACTCATAGACAGTTGCAGCATCATCGATAGATGGCCCCTTCTCCACAATCCTCGGCATCATCGGCGCCATGGCTTTCTCAATGCCTTGCTGGGCCATCTCTGCAGCTTTGGGGCCAAGGTACTCTGCGCCTTTGGCAATGCCCTTGCCAGCAAGTGATGCGCCTTTGACCAACATAAATGGGTCGCCCACCAATTCCCCGGTGAACTGGCCAGCCTCTGCAGACTTCTGTCGCTCTTCTGGTGTCAGACCAAATGCACTCGTTCCAGCAGGGACTGCAGGCGCCATGGGCGGGATGGTGATGCTTGTGCCTGGGATGGTGTAACCGTGCTTGCTGACATCCTCAGTACTGGGCAGGAATGTCTTGTCTTCCATGGTGGCCGCAGCACGGCCTAGCTTGTCAGCAAATGTGCCGCCCTCGTTATCGCTGGCCAAGGCGCCAATGAATCGCCCCAACTTTTGTATATCACCACCCAGGCCAAGACCAGCAGACACTGCGCCTCTTGCCGCACCGGCAGCAAAGTCAGGCGCACCAAGAATCATCTTCTCGCCAATATCGCTTTTCTGTGTGCGCTTTCCCATACCTGGGTAGATGCCGAATGCAGCACCGGCATCGCTCACCGTGTCACTAGGCCCAGCAGCAAGCTGGATGTCCGGCTCCGGTTCTGGATAGTAGGTGCTATCCCAGTTTGCTCGTAGTTCGCGCTCGATGCTCATATGTTGTCCGTGTACTGTTTTTGCACTTTTTTGAGCCTATCTTTTTCAGAATTGCTCAGACCTTTGATCTGATTGAAATCGATATTCTCAATTGGCATATTTGGTAAAGCAATACCGCGCCGTCTAAAGTCATCAGTATTGAATGTGTCCTTGATTTGCTTTTCTGCTGACTCTCTGCCTGATACCTTTTTCTGCTCGGCAGCATCGCCTTTGTATTCCTTAATGGCAATTTCGACTGCCTGTGTAGCAGATGGGTAAGCCATGACCCCAGTCTCTGGATCCTGAACCTTACGCTTCATTACATCAAGCCACTTGTCAGTCAACTTGATTTTGACTCCTGTGCGAACCGGGCCTGGATCTATGTACGCGCTAGTGATGCCTGCCTCACGGTCAATGCGTTGAACTGCTTTGCGAGATTGGTCATCTGCTGTTGCTCTTACCAATGACTCAAATTCAGATTTGCTCATATTGCTTGCATATGGCAATAGCTGATCAAAGGTGGCAATCTGGCCACGCTGAATCTGGAAGAACAAATCACCAAACAGTCTTGGATTGGATGGTGGATCCTTGGGCTTGAGCAGATCTTCTGCCATCTGCAAGGTTATGGATCCATCTTCCACCAATGTATTGACGATTTCTTTTTTTCTCTTGCCTGGTGCGGTCAAATACTCAAGAGATAGTTTATGTTTCTTTTGATCTTTCTCATGCTTTTCATTTGCCTCAGTGATTCTCCGCACCTGTTCCTCATCGGCGTATGACTTAATCATTGTCTCGCGGATAGACTTCTTGTCATCAATGCTCAGACTTTTGTAGATGCCAGACAACTCACCGGCATCACCGGCCATCAGTTTCTTGAATGCATCGCCTGCAGTGGGTGCAAATTCACGGTCTGTTAACTTGCCAATGATTGCATTTTTCTTGGCCTCTTCCTTGATCTTCCAGGCCTCAAGAGCAAACTTGTTGCCGCCAGCCATCCTGATAGATGCACCATTGGTATACGGCTCAATCATGCCAGTCAAGACCATTTCGATCTGTTCGTCAGACATTGCTCCAGACTTGGCATACTCAACTATCACATTTTCCATGACCGGCGTCAGCTTGGACAATCCGGCAGCCATGTCTACCTGATAGGCAGCCTGCCTTGCTTTCTCATCAAATGTAAGTGCCTGCTTATATGCAGCATGGCCAACAGTTGACATTTGCGCCCGGAAGCTGATTGCAGTAGCAGGATCCATTGTGGACAGTACGCTAGTGCTGCCATCAATGTCATCCCGAATATCCCGCCTCAGTTGGTCTAAGTTGACTGGCTCACCAGACTCAATGCGCTTGAGTCGGTCTGTCTGCCTATTCTGGAAATCAGCCAGTATGTTTGTGCCTAGCAGGTGGGCTGAAGTCTTGTTGTAAGACTCCTGAAAATATCTTCCAGCACCCTCAACCACTGGCATCTGCCCAGTTTTTTTGGCAATCTCCAACTGCTGTGGAGTTGGCGGCATCTCAATGGCAAACTTGGCCCCGGCCTTCTGCGCCTCGCTGGCGGCCTCGCCATAGAAGAATGTGGCCATCTTGTCCAACTGCTGGCCAAGCATACTCCAGCCGGATGCGGCCGCCTGCTGTGGCGCCGCACTGATCTTTGGCAAATCAGCGTACTGTGCGCCAGCGTATTCGTATGTGGGTAGGGTTGCCATGTTATGCCATCATGCTTGGAATCTTGACGCCTTTGTACGCAGCACCCGCAAGAAGACCCTTGCCGGCCCCTGTAAGCCAGCCCATCTCCTCACTGGTTGCCGCGGCCGCCCTCAAGGATTGGGACTGCGCCAGGCCACCAGACATGGCCAGTTGGGCATTCTCTTCTAGGATCTGCATTTCATTGCCGGCACGGTATGCATTGGACTGGGCGACAGTCATGGGGCTGCCTGACATGGGATCCACGCCACCGGCCACGGCCCTGGCAATCAGGGTTCCCCTCATGCGTTCCTGCCGCTCCAGCAGTTGGTATGCCTGCCGGTTGTAGTTCAACGCATTCTGACGGCCCTGCAGTTCTGCCTGGCCAGCCTGCAGCCGGTAGTAGTCTGCCTGTGCGCTGCCTTGTGCAAAGCTACTGAATGCACTAATCGCATTGCCAGCAAGCTGCATATTGGCCGCGGTGAATAGGGTGGGCGCAGCGGCCGTGACAACTGGCGCACCCGCAGCAATAGATCCTGCCTCGATGACTCCACCCGAAGCCATTGCGGTGGCCGCAAAATCTACTCCTGCAGCTTCAGCAAACCAAAGTGCAACTGCTTCCATTATGAACCTCCATACACACTGAGTTTGTATTCCATGCCCAGCAAGTTCAGCTTTAGCGGCAGGGTCTGTGTGATCGAAATCTGTGCATCCCGGTCATACCCGCTGATGCCACTGATCTGCTTGGTGCCAGTGAACTCTGGCACATCGTTGTCCAGTATTCCACCGGTGTCCAGGGTTCTGATCGGCACCAGGTTGTCGTTGACCACAATGTGCTGGGTCTGGTACAGGATTGCATTGACCTCAATGATGCGCTTGACAAACCCAGTACGCGGCCCGGCCTGGAACCGCGGCTCAATTGGCAGGGTAGTAATGCTCACCGTGAATGGCAGTCCTACCTCGTAGCTTGTGGTGCTGGCCCTGTCCATGGTGATGGATCCACCACCACTGACCACCTCATCAGACAGCACCGAGCCATCAGCCTTGACATTCAGAGTCTTGCCAATGTGTGGCAGGCTCGAAATGGTGGTGGCCACACCACCAGTGAAGGCGCAATCGGTAAACACGGTCTGATCAAAGATTTCGACAAAGTATCGTTCTACCGAGTTAAATGTGCGCTTGACCACCACATAGATGTCCTCAATGTCCACGCCAATGTCTTTGAACTGGCCGTCTGTGGTCAATTTGCTGGGCGCCACCACATTCTGCTGGCGCAGGATGGAGTAGTTGGCAATGGTGCCATCGCCATTCAGCATGAACAGAGTGTCTGTTTCCTCGGTGCTGGTGGCCTTCCTGAGTGCCAATTCAGCCGGAGTATTGATCAGGTGGCTGGACAGCAGGCTGATGGACTGGCTCACATAAGACAGTGTGGTGTCACTGAACTGGAACTCATTGAGTGCCTTGCCCTGGCGCTGCACATACAGTGTGCCGGACTGCAGGATCTGCACCCGGATGCCTTCCCGACTGCCATTGCGACTCACTGCCTTCACGAAAAAGTTTGTGGGGGTGATCGGATCGAGGCCTGACTGCGGAACATAGAACTCACCTCCGCTAGTGAAGACTTGCAGATCCCGGCCGCTGATGATGTCAATGATCACATTCAGACTGTTGGTGTCCAGGGTGGCCTCGACAGCATCATCGTCATATGCCTGGTCAGGCATGAAGTCAAAGAATTGGGCAACCTTGCTGCCCCACACCGTGCTTGGCCTGCTCTTGCTGCCACCAAAGTACAGCCTGCCTTCATGGAATGTTGCCGTCCTGGGCCAGCCTCTGCCGGAAGACCACACATCCTCGTACCCAGACTCCAGTTCCCAGTTGCCATTGGCAATGGCGGTGGTATCAAAAAATGGTATCTCGGTCACCGCACTGACCACTGTGCTGCTTGTGTAGGCCACGATCCTAGCCCTGCCCTGTGGGTTGGCATTGATGTACTGGCCGACAGACCCGGCACTGAATACGCCAGAACTGGCCGTCAGTGTGACCTCGCCAGACTTTGCACTGGGTGTCAGGGTGCCTGCAGGATTGGACAATGAAATGGTGAATGCATACTTTGGTACGCTGACAAACGATATGTTGCTGACTGTCCAGCTTGCGTCTGTGCCACCGCGCACAATCTTGATCGGGTTGATGTCCTTGTGAGTGATGATCAGGGTATCCGCGCTCTGAGTCCAGCACATGGTGGACAGGATAGAACTGGTTACCGCAGACACTGCCAGGTAAGGGTTTCCACTACCATTGATGTTGGTGATCTGGACTTTGTCCTTGAACACATACATCCGCTGATTTGTGAAGATCAGCATATAACTGTCATCCACCGAGAACTCGAAAGGGACACACCGGGTGCCATTCTGCGGGTTAGCCGCACTTGGCAACTCATACAGGTGCTTGAGGCCGCCTCGCCGGCGCACCCCACCCTGGGGCTGCACCACCACATTGGTAAGTGTTTCTGCCCCGTTCTTATACTGATCTAGATCAATCCTGGCTCGGAGCAGGGGATCCAATTCCCCACTGCTAAAGTTGGTCTGGAACGAAACAAGCCTGGTCATCAGTTCCTCACTGCCACCAGGCTGAAGTCTTCAAAACTGTGGGTCACATTGCCCTGCCCATCAATGACCATGGCCGTGCGGAAATAACCACCGCGGTTGTTCTCGGAAGGCGCCCCAACGGCCACGCCTTGCCAATACTGGGTCTTGGTGACCTGGTCGGTGATCGGGTCTGCCAGGTGCCATGCCATCATGTACTTGAGCAATTGCACAAAGTAGCTAGGCATCTCAGCCTCAGTGGGCTGATATTGGTAGTCAATGACCACCGTTTCCTCATTGGTCAGCAACTTGTCGCCCTGGATTGTCCAGTCGGAAAATGTCCTGGCGCCGACAGCAGTGCTGTTGTAGGCTCGGCGTATGGCACCCAGCCGGTCTGACGGGAGTTGGTATTCGTATCTGTACTGGTTGACCGGCGTATTGATGGTCTGAGCCAGTGCAACTTTCTTGAATGTAAATGTCCAGGGGTATGCCTGGAGTGTGGCCTTCTTCAGGTCTGGGTAGATACGGTCACAAATGTTGGATGCATCGGTTCCCTCATTGAATGAGGTGATCGACTTTGCGCCCAGCATCAGTAGCGCATCTGAGCAAACTTTGAGATCTGTATCACCGCTGGCCATTGGGCGCTCCAAATGTGAGAAAGGCCAACCCCTAGAAACCTAAGAGTTGGCCCATTTGTTGACTACCTATCAATCGCTATCGGTTGCAGATAGTGTCGTGCCATCGGCCACATCAACCACAGATCCTGTGTTCGACAGAACCTGGGTCAGAGTGCAAACGGCGGTAGAACCAGTGCTGGTCACGCAGTAGATCAGATCGCCAACCTTGAGCGTTGCAGCCAAGGCGTCGAAATAACCCTGAGTATTGACGGTTGCAATGGTGTCAGTGGTTGAGTAAGCATAAATGCTGGGAGCATTTCCAGATTTGGAAGCACCAACAGTTGCCCATCCAGTTGTTGAAAAAGCCATGATGGTTACTCCTTATTCGCGGCAGGTGATAGCAACAACGCCACCGGCGTCGATTGCAGTTGCGCCAGCAGAGAACATCGATGACACCAACCAAGAGGTCTTCTCGGGGATGTAGTTGATTTCACTGCGGATGCCCATGCCCTCGGCCATGCCAATAGCATTCTTGTGGTAAGCGTACACAACGCGATCCTGGCCAGAGCCACCACCAGTCAAACCACCCTCAGAACGGTCACCAATGGTGATGAACTTGAATCCGAGGAAGGTGTCCAGTTCGCCCTGCACCAGTGCCTTCACGGTATTGAAGTCGCTAGAGGTGACCGAAGTCTCGGACAGCAGGTTGGACAGGTTGGAAGCATGGATCAGGATGTAGCGGTCTTCCATCGGCACATTGCCTGCATTGAGCAGACGCTGGGCTTCGCGAAGTTTGGCCACATTCATGTTGGTGTCAGTGCCACCAATGTCGTTGCTCACAGTCAGGCTAGTGCTGGAAGCAGCAAGCGCATCAATAACAAGCTGGTCAGCACGGCGGCCAATGGCTTTAGAAACCACTTGCACCAGTTCTTGACGCTCGTCAAAGTTGACTTTGGCCTGGTTGAAGATGTCGCTATATTCAGCAGCAATCCAGTCACTGAGGGTGACGGTAGCTTGCGAATAGGTGACATTCAGCGGGGTCACATCGGTTTGCGGAACGCGAACCTGGGCAACGCCAGCGCCGATCTTGGGGAACTTATGAGTAGATGCCGTGACACCAGTACGCAACCGGACGGTGTTACGCAAGACCGCATCAGCTTGATAGGCTTGCTTCACCTCGGTGTCGAACAGGGTGACAAAGGCATTCGAAATCGAAATAGCCATTTGTTTCTCCTAGAAACAGTTGATAGAAAAAGTTTTTTCGTCAACGGTTATCCAGAATACTCTGGGCCTAGACTTGTGCCTTACAGTGCACCCCTGGGTTGGCTACAACCTTCATGGGCCTTGCGGTTGTCCATGCCCCCATTATAGGCAAATTCGTGATGTGTCAAGTACTTTTTTTAGCCATAGGTTACCCAAGGGTGGATAGCCTGGTATCCCGCCCCTCCCGAAGGGACTGATCTGTAGTCCCATCCAGAGTACCCATGAGGTAGCGATTCATCCGACATCGGTCTTGTCTACCACCCATGTACCAATGTCTACCCTAGTCCCTCGCTAACAGGCTAGTCGAGTGTCTGGGGGTGTAACCAGTCCCGGTGTTTCTTGGGTGCAGCCCATGCAGGCCCATTAGCTGACGCGCCCTGACGGTTGCCATAGAAACAAAAAAGCCACTTACTACTGCATTCGGGTTGCACCCCCCGTAGTACCGGAGGCCAAATGCATGAGTAAGCGGCTTCACTTTGTTGTGTGCAACGACAACGCAAACATTATAAACACAAAAAAAAGCCAGGCACAAGTCCTGGCTTAACTAAGGGTTTACCCTTAGATGGAGAATAGCAACTGCCCCCTAACCATACATCTTCTCAAACAACTTCTCTACCTTGGCTCGGTAGGCCGGGTTTTTGCGGTACTCAGGATTGGCCACCATGGCGTCCAGTTCATCCTTGCTCATAACCCCGTCAGGATCCTGCCTGAGTGTTTCTGTGGGCACCCTGCCCTCGTAGGTTTCCCGCAGCTTTTGCAG